CAACCCGGTAATGAGAGCTGGGTGGGTGAGGTGTTATGCATACCTAACCCGATTGGTAGTGAACTACCAATTTCCTGCGACTTGAGTTGCAGGCTACAATGTTCACTGGCTAGTGCTGCAGCCAGTCGGGCAGGACGCAGTAATGAGGTTGTTCTAGAGTACAAGAACACACAGCGAGCCAACAACAATAAACTTAAACGGCGAACCTACCGTAGACGCAAGCGTTGTCTACCGTTCGTCGTCATTGCTGTCGTCAACCACATACGAGCCAAACACCCAGTACTCGAAGATACATCAGCTAATCGCAGGATGTTGGGTTACTGGCTTCGAAAGGTCTTGAAGGAGAATAACATGCGTGATACTGATGTCGCCCAGTATGCTGACCTTTCCGTGGATCTCTATTTTCTCACTTGTGGTGAGAAAGTAGCCAGATTCGCACGTATGTAATGGGGCTGTGTCAAACTGCACGGAATCGATGTTCCCGAGGGGGAAGTCATCGATAGTAGACTCCGTGTTACATGGTTTGATACAGTCCCAAAGGGTAGGGTGTACCACGCCCTACCACAATGCAGCCCTGACACCAGTTTTGGTGTTTTCAACAACAACGTACGAGTAGCAGCTGTAGCGCTTACACAGCGTTACTTGAATCTCAAGATTGGTAATGAACTAACAAAACCAATTAAGCCGATGAAGGGTGCTTTTGAAACTGAAGCCCTCAACAGGTTTTCCAGGGAGGTCGTATCATTTGCCCGTCCAAGGTCCCGAGTGTATTCCTACCAGGAGGTAGTCGAAATGTACACCGGCGCTAAAAGGCGTACATATGAACAGGCTTACCAGGACTACCAGCGTCATGGAGTTTCAAAACATCATGCTAATCTTAGCACCTTCATCAAGTTCGAAAAAACAAATGTCGATAAAGCTCCGCGCGTTATCAACCCTCGTAACCCTGTATACAATTTATGTGTTGCTAGGTATCTTAAGAAATTGGAGAAAACTGTTTACGCTGCAATTCACCGCTCATTTGGCTCTGAGTCCAGCTACACCGTTTACAAGGGTATGAATATTATTGAACAAGCCAACGATCTCCGAATTAAATGGAACCGGTTCGTAAACCCGGTTGCAGTTGGTGGGGATATTACAAAATTGGATATGCACGTGTCTATTGATGCTTTGAAGTTTGAGCATTCTATTTACAACCGCATTTTCCGATCAAGGAGATTAAAACGTTTACTTAGTTGGCAGCTGATTAATAGGGGATACGCAAACTTCGCGGATGGTAGTATCAAATTCAGAATGGAAGGCACCAGATCTTCTGGTGACATTAACACATCTTTGGGCAATGTTATTATTGTCTGTGCAGCTATTTATGAGTTGTACGGACATTGCCCCTTTGAATTAGTTAATAATGGAGACGACTTTGTCATCATCACAGATCGGGTGTACCTCAAGTATATAACGACGCATTTACCGCGGATCTTTCACACCAAAGGATTCCGGTTGACAATGGAGGAGCCCGTTACAGTATTTGAACAAATAGAATTTTGCCAGACCAATCCCGTGTTTGACGGCCACACCTGGCGTATGTGTCGCAACCCTTTCACAGTCTTCCGGAAGGACTCAATTTGTCTTATCCCTTTACAGCGGCCTAACGTGTTCAGCATGTGGCTAAAGGCTGTTGGAGACGCAGGGTTGTCGTTGTGCGCCGGCATCCCAGTCCTGTCCGCCTTTTACCGCATGTACCAGCGGTCTGGCCGGCAGTACACTGAAAGTTTCCGGCAACAAGTATTCAAGAACACGTCAATTTTTGAGAGGCTTCACAACCTCTGTGACCTGAATGATGATGTTACCGAAGATGCGCGGCTTAGTTTCTACCTTGCTTTTTCCATTCCCCCGGATCACCAGCGTGACATCGAAGCTTACTTTGATTCCGTTGATATATTTTTCTCCGATACTGAGGTAGCAGGATTGATCCGGGATAATAATCTACCATACTACTTTAACAACTTAATCGATGCGATACCATGGGAATTTTTGCGGGCCTAATTGGTCTGATGGGAAACATCAGGCGTCGGTTGTCCCAACTTTACCACCAATTGACCACAATGATAATTGCTGTCGGGAACATGATCGCGCGTATGCTACAGGAGCCGATCATGGTGAAGCTGATCGCAATTTTATTCAGTGTTTGGATAACTCACTTGATGGTTGGGTGATGGCAACTGCCGTCCGCATGAATAACCTATTCAATATGCCGAATCTTCGAACAAATAAACCTAAACCAAACAAACCAATGGCGACACGGTCTGACACCGCAGTCGCTGTTCCAGCTGCTATTGGGCGTATCCTACGCCCTATCAAGCCTATCATCAAACGCGCGACCAACTCTGCTCGGGTGATCGGTCGTGAGTTTGCTGGTAATCTTGCTCCCGGGGCGCTCACTCCTGCCGCGGGCTTGT